TGATATTTCTGGTATTGCAAGTGTTGCCGCTGATTCGACTCCTCAACTTGGAGGCGACTTAGATGTAAACGGAAACGCAATCGTTTCTACATCAAACGGTAATATTGCAATTACACCAAACGGTTCTGGTAAAGTAATTATTGATGGATTATCACACCCTGTCGCAGATGGTAATGCTGGCCAAGTTCTGAAAACAGATGGTTCTGGTAACTTATCCTTTGCGTCTGTTGGTTCACTGGCTGGTTCTGGTATTCAAAATGTATCTGATGACAGTTCGCCACAACTCGGCGGTAACTTGGATGTAGTTACTCATAGTATTATATCTACATCAAATAGAGATATTAATATTGTACCGAATGGTTCAGGTAAAGTTGTTGTGGGAACAAATGGTGTAGAGTTTGCAGATGGAACAACGCAGAGCTCTGCTGGAACAACACAAGGATTTGCAATCGCAATGGGCATCGCCCTTGGGTAGTATAAATACTGTAAAAGGATAAATTAAATGGCAATACCTACAACTAGAACAGAATTTAAAGAGTGGTGTCTTAGGAGTCTAGGTAAGCCTGTAATCGAAATCAATGTTGATCCAGATCAGGTAGAAGATAGAATAGATGAGGCTCTACAATATTTTTCACAGTATCATTACGATGGTGTTGAGAGAGTATATCTTAAATATCAATTGACAGATGCCGACATTACTCGTGCAAGAAGTGATGATGGTGGAACAAATGTAACAGATGTAGACGGTTCTACAACTGCAACTTGGAAAGAACAAAAAAACTATATTCCAGTTCCTAGTTCTGTTATATCTATCGTAAAAGTTTTTCCTCTTACTGACAAGTCTGCATTGAATATGTTTGACATTAGATATCAGTTAAGATTAAATGATTTATATGATTTTACATCAACGTCTTTGATGCATTATGAAATGACAATGCAACATCTAGATTTTCTAGACCATATTCTAATTGGTGAAACTGCAATTAGACACAATCAACATCAAAATAGATTATACTTAGATGCAGATTTCCAAACAGATTTTCTTGCTGGAGAATATGTCTTAATTGAATGTTATCGTAAATTAGACCCAGCAACATATCCAGATATCTATGATGATATGTTTTTAAAGAAGTACACAACTCAACTTATCAAGAAACAGTGGGGTGCAAATCTTTCTAAATTTCAAGGTATTCAGATGTTGGGTGGAGTTGCACTGAACGGTGAACAGATTTATACACAGGCACAAGAAGAAATTGATAAGTTGGAAGAACAGATTCAACTTGCATATGAACTGCCTCCAATGTATATGATAGGATAAACTATGCCTACTAATGTATATTTTGATACAGGTACAAAACCAGAGCAGGCTCTGTATGAGGACTTAATGATTGAACAACTGCAAATTTATGGGCAGGATGTTTATTATATTCCTCGTAAGATGGCAGGCACAGATGCGATTTGGCAAGAGGATATTAGTTCTTCTTTTGAATCTTCATACCTTATTGAAATGTATATGGAGAACGTAGATGGATATGAGGGTGAGAAAGAACTCATGTCTAAGTTTGGATTAGATATCCAAGACGATGCAACTTTTGTTGTTGCAAGAAGAAGATGGGAACAATTTATTTCGGTAGATAATAATATAATTGTTTCTTCACGGCCTAATGAGGGTGACTTAGTTTACTTCCCTAAAGGAAATAAATTATTTGAGATTACTTTTGTAGATCAAGATGACCCTTTCTATCAGGTTCATAATCTACCAACATATAAACTCAAGTGCAAGACTTTTGAATATGCATCTGAGGTTATTGACACAGGTATTGCAGAGATTGATGCCATTGATGCAGACAATTCTTTGGACATGATGCAACACCAAATAACTTTGGAAACCGTCACTGGAACTGGTTCTCTTATTCTAGAGAATTCAGTAGAGGGTGCAGCGGCGTCCTATATAATACTAGAAACTTATAATATCGCAACAATTGATGAGAACTCGCAAAACGATGACTTTGAACTTGCAGATGATACAATATTAGACTTCACCGAATCTAATCCATTTGGTGATGCTGGGATGAAATAACTATGATTGGACAATATTTTTATAATCAATCCACAAGAAATGTTGTGGTAGCATTTGGTACTCTTTTCAACAATATTCAGTTGACAAAGAAGGATGGAAGTGGTAATGTAATTCAGACAATGAAAGTTCCACTTGCATACGGGCCAAAACAAAAGTGGTTGGCAAGACTAACTGAAGACCCTAATCTATCTAAGAAGGTTGCAGTTACACTGCCTCGTATTGGTTTTGAAATTTCTGGTATCTCTTATGATTCCAGTAGAAAGCAAAACAAAGTAATTAAAGTAAAGAAGGTTGCAGACGGAACTGATAAAGAACAAGTCAAGTCAGGATTTATGCCTGTTCCATATAATGTGGAATTTGAATTGTTTATTATGTCAAAAAGTTCTGATGATGCACTACAAATTGTAGAACAGATTTTACCTTTCTTTCAACCAGATTATACAATTACACTAAATGATAACTCTGCTATGGGAACAACAAGAGATGTTCCAATTATTCTTACTGGAGTAACTTATGCAGATGAGTATGAGGGTTCATTTGAAGATAGAAGGGTATTAACATATACATTATCATTTACTGCGAAATTCTATCTATACGGCCCAGTTACAGACCAGAAAGTTATTAAACAAGTTCAAGTTGACCAGTATACAGATATGCCTGTCAATGCACCTAAGAGAGAACAAAGATATACAGTCACACCAAGTCCAGCAACTGCTGATGCAGATGATAACTTTGGATTTAATGAAACAACATCTTTCTTTGAAGATGCAAAGAATTATGATGAAGTAACTGGTACGGATACAGAGAACGCATAAATAATAAAAAAGGATTAAGATATGGCAATTAGACAAATCGTTTCTCGAGCTATTAAAGATGGTGAGATTACTGATGATGATGTAAACACTTCTAATTTCAGTAGTGGTTCTGGTTATTTCCAAGGGGAGAATGGTAATACTACTCTTGCAGCCAAGAAGGGTGACATCTTTCGTACAAACGAATCAACTCTAAACACTAGTGTGACTATCGCATCTGGTGACAACTCATCATGTGCTGGGCCTTTGACTATATCCACATCTGGAACTGTAAATCTTACAGTTCTTGGAAACTTGACAATCGTGTAGGGGATAAGTAATGGCATCAACATTAACAGTAGACAATATCTTAGGTGCAACAACATCTTCAAGTGTGGTGATACCAAACCATGTTCTTCAGTTTGTATATAATACGCCTGCTTCTGGTCAAACAATGACAGATGTTACTGGTCAAACCAGTATAACTTTAAATAACTCAACAACAAGAGGAACAGCAACTTGTAGTGTTACTAGAAAAGATGCAAACTCTTTCTTTATAGTAAGAATTGGATTTACAGCAGCAAGAGCTTCAACTGCTGGAGAAATGAGATGTGGTTATAGAATTGGTTCTGGTTCTGATGTATTAGCATATTTTAAAGATGGTACATCTTGGGAAAGATGTGACGGAGAATTTAAAGATACAACAACTGGTTCGGTAGGTGATGTCCTTTCGTTTCAATCAGTTTTGTCAACTACTGGTAGTGCAAACAGTTACGTTCGGCACGTTATGATGAGTGTTATGGAGGTTGCACAATGAGTACTTTATTCGTAAATAATCTAAACACTGCAAGTGGTACAACAATCACAGTTCCTACTAGTAGAAGAATTGTAGTGACTGACCAAGGTGGAATAACCGCCCCTGGCGCTGTTGTTAACACAGCTCAAGTTCAGCTTGCTACTGGCGCTTCTACATCTTCATCATCTGATGTTGCAATGCTTACTGCAGGCACTTATACAACAACAATTGCAAACTCTAAAATACTCGTAGCTGTTAATATTCAAACTCAAGTAGGAACTAATAATGATAGTTCTGGTTTGGGTGTTTTTAATTTACGTCATAGTTTAGATAGTTATAGTGCAGCATTATGTAGACTTGCTGTTGCTAGGTATAGAGATACTTCTGGTAACAATGGTTGGATACAAGGTGGTATTCCATTTGTAGCATTACATTCTCCAAATCAGGCTGCTGGTACAGCGATAACTTATAAAATTTACGGAAGAAAACAAACTGGTAATGCTGGTGTATACGTCAATGACCAATGGGGTCAGAGTTCGTTTGGTAATACGATTTTTCAAGAGATTGCACCATAATAAGGAATAGAACATGGCTTCAACATTAAAAGTAAATACAATTCAAACTGCTGCTGGTGGAGTTGGTTTCATAACAGATTTGGGTATGAAAGCAAAATACTTTGCAGTTACAGTAGGAGACACAACTTGTTCTGCTGGGTCAGCAACCACTTATGACCTTTCAAGTCTCATTGGAACTGGTGCGACTTTAGATACATCTAATGATACATTAACTGTTACAGAGGCTGGTGATTA